GGTGTCCAGATGAACGGTCGGTTGATGCCTAGAATCTGTTTAACGTGTCCTACGCATGTATTGAGCATGAATAATGATTGCCTCGCGGTCTTACGATCGATTTTGACAATGATAACCTCCTCGATTTTATCGGGTTGTCGATCGATAGTAAACAAGTCCACATAGTGCATTGACTTGCCATAGATCAGCCAGCGGCCTCGGTCTGCCATCATCAGATAACAGTGCTTGATGAACGGATGAAGGAACGGTGACCACCAATGGCCTGAGTCGTTAGTGAATACAATGTACGCATCAGACACTAAACTGCGGTTAATATGTTCGTTAGAAGACACTAAACTGCACCTTGGCTTGCCTCGGTTGTGGTCTATGGCCTGACACCATTGATTCCTGCCATCCTAGTGCAAGGGTTTGTAGTGCATCGGCCCCGTGTGATGCCCAATCGTGTACAGGTGTATCACGGAACACTTGGCGCTTGTCGTCGTATTCCCGATGGTATGATGCGATGCAGTTGTAACCGTGTTCGGCCTTCTCATCATCGATCCAGAATCTAGGAAACATACGTCTAACGGCTTGTATGCCTTCAGCCTTTGTTCTCGGTCGTTGTACAGTCCTAAAGTTGATGCCCATCTCTCTGGCTACCTCTTTGCGTGATCGGCCTGAGGTGAGCTCTCTGACTTCAATGTCATGTGGTGCAAGGTGTGATCCTAACATCACGTTGTTGGTCGTCGCGTATTGGTTCAACCATTGAATGTAATGCTCCATGCCCTTCGACGTGTTCTCGTAGTACCCAATGAGCCGTATCTCTTTGCCCATTGCTTGGAATAGCCAGATGGACATAGCATCACTAATGCCCAGATCCCATGCCGTGTGAACCTGTAATGATGGTTCTATTGGCAGCCGTCCGACCCGTCCCTGTTCCTTTGCTGCTGTCAGTTGGTCTGAGTAGTAGGCCCCTGCTATCTGAGCCTCGAATGATCCGTAGAACTCCTGCTGGATCAGTGCCTCATCCATCCCTTCCAGTCGCTCATTATCTATGATGTCACTACTGATAACAGGTGAGCCATCGGCCCGTTTGGTGTCGTTGATGGTTAGATTCTGGCAAAACCACTCGTTAGACTTCTTGGCCATCTGATACAGTGAATGGCCGTGATTCTTGCCCCGTGGCGTGTATATGAACACCGCCCATCCACCATTCTCAGCAAGGATTGGCCTGATATATCCCCATGCATTGGGGTCGCATAGTGACCATTCATCGAACACCACGCCGACCGGATTACTGCCCACTAGGTTGTTATAGTTATCTGAGCCGGTTAGCTGCCATGTTGACCCATTGACCAGCTCTATCAGCATCTCCTGAGAGCTCGTGCGCTTCCGTATGGCGTCAGGAAAGACTTGATCAAGGATTGACCGGCCTTCACTGTCAATACCGTTCCAGATCGCTTTCCTCGCCTGTGTTTGCACTGGGAATAGATGCCAGTACGTCCCTACCCGCTTAAACATCTCTTTGGCTGTGAAGTTTAGAGTTGCAGCACCCTTGCCAGCTCTACGGTGCCACACGATACAGGCACGCTTAGCCCCTGAATCCATGGCCTTGAAGAATGGCAGTTGGTGCGGTCGTGGTTCCCATTGATAGGGAATAGAGATATCAGGCATTCTTGAAGTCTGAGACCGTTATCTGAAGATCCCCGCCACCTTCGCCCGTAATTTCTGTAGCCTTCAGCTCTGGAAGATATTTCCCAAGCATTTTATGCCGTACATCCACCACCTTAGAGTATTTGGCTAGATCCTGTTGAAATGTCTCAGAATTAGGCTCTAATTTCTCTATCTTCTCAATGATATCAAAAAGATATTGAACTGACCCTCTTTCCTGCATGTACTCTCTGAGTGCATCCTGTCGAGCTAATCTGTTTCTTGTTTTGGTGTGTAGGTTCTTACTAGTCATTGCTCTTACCCTTACCAAAGATTTTATCCCAATTGGCCGAGTATTGAGCCCGACTCTCTACAGTAGTCTTTCTAGCGTGCGATCCCTTGCCACCGTGAGACCACTCAGGAAAATGCCGATCGGCCGTTTTCTTGTCCAGCTTGTGACGCATATCAGGCATGTTTCACCCTATTAAATAATAAACATAAAAAAAGAGTTGACACGTTTTACGTTATGTTTTATCTTCTCATTCGTGGCATCAATTATAACTTAATCAGCAAGGAATTACACATGGATAACGCAGCACATTTAACCCACCGCATCCAAGAACAATTGGGGCACAAGTTCTACCGCATCAACAACGACGGCAACGGGAACCCTCGTTACGTCATCCACTTCTTAGCCTTTGCCAACGATTACGACGAAGCCCGCGAGATTGCTAACCGTTTAGGCTTTAGGGTGTATCGCGCTAGACACTTCGGCGGCGGCTTTGTTTGTCAGTCTTACAACATAGAGAACGATGCCGAGCGCATCATAGCGGCCCGATCTTTGGAGGTGGCGTAACATGGACAAATTTAACGACTTCAAGAAATTAGTTTCAGGTCTCAGTGATACCGACTGGCTAGTAGATTGTGCGGCCATGCCAAACGATCACGTTACACAAGCGCACGTTGACCAAATCATCCTCGAAGTAACGGGCCGCATTTGGGCCGGTAAAATCCCAGTGCCAAGCGAGGTGACAGCATGAACAAAGACAAGGAAATGATTCATTTTTGCCGGTACTTGTGGGACTACTACGGGCCGCAGGGTTTGTACCCAATATCGCCGACAGTTTGCACGATGCACTTACACGCCGCTTGGATGCACGTCTTACAGCTTGACGGGTTCTGTGGCGACACCATTGACCGCGAACGGGCACGAGATTATTTAGTCGACCAACTAGGCTATCAATGGGGGCAAGCATGAACCGCCTTACAAAGATCTGCATCGCCGTGGCAGTTGTCGCGGCCTTGCTATGGGTCTCAAGTTGGGACTATGACCACGAGGTCAGCATGTCTAAAGAATACCGATACAACGTCTGTCTAGGCTACTGGCCGGACTATGACGACTTAAAACCAGACTGCGAGGGAATACGATGAATACAGACGAAGCAATGCGAGCTCTATGGATGACAATATCAGGTTATGCAGAAGATTGTCTTTCCGATGACTCTGAAGAATTAGAAGAACTACAACAGGCTTGGACAATAGTTTCAGAAAAAATGAGGGCATCCGTGCGCGAGACTTACTGCAATCCAGAGATCGACCAAAATGAAACAGGGACGACCAAGGGCGACCGGCCCATTTGAGACACATGCCGAACTCGTGGCGGCAGTTCTAGAACGTCACGCCAAGGGTAAAAGTTCACCAAATATTGGGCGTATTCTGGGAATTAGCCAGCCAACAGCAATGAAAATCATCAAGGAGAACCAATGAGCCTGAGACCAACCCGAACCGAACTGTTAACCGCATGGATGACGCTAGTTAAAGTGCGCGAGACTTACTGCAATCCAGAGATCGACCAATACGAACAGACCGTGTTGCTAGACGTGCTTAAAATGCTGGACAAACTACAACAAATCGAGGGCAAGAAATGATCAAGAAACAGCTTGATAAACTAATGGTGCCACGCTTCACAGGCGGGGCGATGATTGTGGCTTTTTTATTCGGGTATGTTTTCGGAGTTATTCTTATCTAATGGGTGCGTAGTTTTAGAAGATATCGGCCCATTGATTTTATGATTTAATGTAATTATAATTTGGATATCAGTTAACCGTATACCAGTGCATTTAACTGATTGCAGGGTTATAACTTGCCGGTTTACCCCTGCTGAATTTAGAAGAACCCAGTTTAATCGCTGGGTTTTTTTATGTCTTAGATTTAGTGGCCGTTTCTTTTTCAATCAAAATCTGAGTGTAATGCACCACCTTTCGCAAGTCATCGACCCCACCCTTAGACCGCCACCGGCTGATATACTTCACAACATTTGCTTCACACCATCCCATATCATTCGCTAATATGTATTCAGTAGGCTGAATCATCATCAGCTTGTAGTGGTTGCCGCCTATCTGCTCATCAAATGCGCTCATTTAATCCGCTCCACGTTCACCTTTAATCTGCCTTCTTCCCCATAGTCTTTGTGAAGAATCACACATGTCATACTCCGAGAACTGGCATAGCCAGAGGAAGCGTGCCAAGCGTCTGCGGGTGCTAGGATGTTCCAAGACTCGAACAATGCGCCGCCATATTCTTCTTGATTCTTGTGGTGTATGTGTCCCGTCCATACGAAAGTGTGCTCCGCTTCGCCCCATTCTTTCCTGAGATTTGACACGATTGACCCGTGTAGATTGGACATTTTAATCCTGTCTCCGTGGTGGGTCACGACTAGATTCTTGCCCCACTGCCACCAGATAAATTTAGAGGCGTTATCGAAAACGTGAACACGCGGGTCATCTTCAAAGTACAGGCGCATGACCTCGTTCAGCCACAACGCAGCATCTGGATCGTGGTTCCCGCGAACATTCACAAGCCAGACCTCGGCATGTTTCTCTAGCATCCGCAAAACGGTACGCTTTATGACATTGCTTGCAGCCCTAATGGTCTTGGAGTATCGGCCATCGCTGTCGAGTAGATTCTTACTGTTAGGCGTTGAGCTGGTAGAGTCGTTGACGTGCATGAAGTCGCCAAGATTCACAAGCACACCGACCTTACCCGCTGGCGCCACACTGACCAGCCGATCAACTGCATTTTCTAAGAGCCGTTGCGAAATCTTGACATCATAGTCCTCGCCCATCGTCTCAGTGTGGTGAGCAAGCATCCCAAGATGATGATCCCCAATAATATAAGCAACCATATAATCTTCATCAATGCCTTGGGGCGGGTTAATGGGAGCGTGTATTCCCGAGACTTCATCTTTGAATCCCTCCACAAATTGAGCGATTAATTCTTCCAGCTTCTGCCGTTCTGGTTCTTGGATATGCCACTGTAAAACGATATCACCGTCCAAATTGTAGGCGGTACTGACTCGCTTAGTGGTAAATCCTGGGACTGTCTGACGGTTTACATTATAGGCTGGCGCTACACCTTGAAGTGCTGCCCGTCTATGAATAGCCACAACTGCTTTATTAATTCTTCTGGGATTTTTGCCTAACTCTCTAGCAATCTCAGACTGATTCATCCCGCTCAAAGTCATCTCAATAATCTGACGCTGGTAATCAGTGTTGCAGAAATCTAGGTGCTCGGTCGTGGTCTTATACTTCGTCGTCATATTCCCAGCTCATCTGGTAGAACGAATGCGCGGCCATTTGCAACCGGCCAGTGAGTGCAGCTATTGAATCAGGATCTGTTGAGAAGGTTCCAGGCATATCTAGGTCAAACCTGTCGAGGTGTTCTGTCACTATGACGGCACCGCAGATGTTGCCAGCCTCACACTGTTCCAACAGGCTACGGAGTACATCCCGCACCTGTTCAGCATTACGGTCTAGCGTGGAGACTGTACCCATTTCTTATTCAGTGATTGATACTTGGATAGCATCTCTTGCAGATCCTCAATGGTATATTTGACTGGATCATGCGGCCCTTCTAGCCACTCGACCCGCTCTAACCCTATCTTTATCAACAAGTTTGACCGATATTCTGATAAATTACCAGACTTGTAGTTATTGCAGACTGAGCACTGCTTGTGGCAATTGTCTTCTTCAAATCGTAGTGCAGGATGACCGCCCACTGTCTTGTAGTGACCGGCATGGTACTGCCCATCGTGATGACGGTTGCATGATATGCAAGGTTCTTTCTTGTCTCGGTTCCTAATGTATTTATTGAACTCGGTTTGGCACCGTCTCATCCAGTAGGATCTGTCTCGCTTGGACTCTCTGGTTTCTTTGCGGTTGATTCTAGTTCTTTCTGTCTTTCCAAACGCGACAAGGCATTGAGTCGCATTACACGTTTTCTGGAAACTTGTGAAAGTTGGCGTGAACTTTTCCCCGCAGACTTTACATTTCTTGGCCATGTCATTTGCTCACCTCGGTCAATTGAAAACCCTGTTCCCGCAGATGACGCTCGACCATATCCAGGAACTCGCTGTGCTGCTTCACATTCATCAAGTTTGTGACCTCAAAGTTAAAAGGCTCCACCATGAACGATAGCTTTTGCTCGTAGGTGTATGGCTTCACGTCTCGATCATACACTGCTTTGAACTTCTCGCTATCTCGTCTGAGAATAGGGATTCCAAAGTGCAATTTGCAATACGCCCTGTATTCCCACGCCTTCATATCGCCCTGCTTCTCACAATCACGATACCATTTGTTTGCGGTGTTGTTCTGGGTAGCGGTGCGTTTCTTCTTGTGCTTCTCGATCTGCACGTCAATGGGAAACTCTAACTCGATCTGCCCTAGCATGTGCATCATGTTGTCCAGCCCTTCTTGATTCTGGATGGTCATGCGGACGCATTCGGTGGCTAATCGTTCTTTACTGATAACTTGCATTCACTTCCCCTAACACTTTGACCCGTTGCAGGCTTAACTTGTACCGGCGGTATTCTTCACGGCTTGGCTGGTGTCCCTTGCTCAATTCATTATCGTATATCGATATGAAATACGCATCTTCTAGGGCTTGTTCGCGTTGATCCTTAGAAAAGTAACTGTTTACTCCACGTTTTTGTGGTTCATCATTAAACAATGCTGACTCACTTAGACCTACTGCCTGGACTACTTCGCTGCCCTTGGCCCCGCAAGCATGACAGTAGATTAATATCCTAGTGCCTTGCTCGCTGATTGACATTGACGGGTTGTTGTCTTGGTGTACTGGGCAACATGCCACATAATTTTTGCCCGCCTTCTTTACCTTATCCAGCCTTCCTAAAATTTCTTCCAGCATCTTTTGCCCTCTTGATTTGTAAGTATGTCAGATAACTTTGAACCTCTGGCATCCGCTCATTGCTCGGCATGGGTCTAACACGAGGCCAGACACCGAACTTTGAT